AAATTTACAGAACTTGTTCTTGGTTTGTTCAAAAAATCACCTGCATAAACTCGCCATTGTGGTATGCCACTTAATACATGAAGAAACTCATAACCTTTTTCCGGCCCACTACCATAACTGGCCATTGTTGCTCCATCTAAATCAGATCCGTCTGTCAGTTTGTGAACTTGAATCATTACTCGTGTCTCTGGAAATGCGTTTGCAAGGGAAATGTAGGATGTGCCAGCGTTACTGATTCCATCCGCTCCCCAAGTCGGCCCATTGGTTAGCGTCCCATTAAAGATTCCCAACCCACCCAAGCTATACGCAGTCGTTCCAGTCCCAGCGTTTTGAGCAGAGCGGAGAGGCCAGCTAACCATACTATTGTAAAGCCCCAAGTCCTTCACACCCTTTACAAATGCATTGATTTGTCCTTTTGCTGTGGCGTCTGTTACACCCGCCCTCTCGAAGTATGCGGCGGCATCTGCATCATATCCAGATATTCCTAGCCCACCAATCCGAATACCGCCTTTGATCATCATAAGGATTTAACCTTACTTACTTTTAGTCACCAATGGCAAGAACAATTCCGCTATGAATAGAGAATGCTGTGCAAGTGCCAGGAAGATAAATTCCTGCATTGATGGTAGAGGCAGAGGCCGCTGTAGCATTAGCAATACCAGAAAGGCCAGTTACAGCAGAGGAGATGCTTGAAAACTTTGAATCTGAAATAATATAGATTCCACCAAAACCGCTGGCCAAACTGATGGCTGTTCCAGTTGTAGTTACATACCTAGTTCCTGGTCGAGCGGCGTGGGAAAGTTGATCGTAATAAACAGATGATGTTGTTGGGTCTGCCATAATATGGTTAGGGTGTTGTCAAAAAAGTAGGGGCTGGAAGGTTTTATCCCTCCAGCCCCCACAAGGAACACACCAACAGCAGTCTTTAGGCGAAGCTTGTGGTGATGCGGACGGCCGCGTTAGCATCAATCAGTTTCTCACTGGTGTTCATGCGAACACGGAGAACGTTGGAGCGACGGGCTTCATCACGATAGCTTTCAGAAACAAAACCACCAGGGGCATCAGCCGACCACACCAAGGTACGACCAATTCCACCAGCAGTGAACTGACCACTCTGCACATTGGCAACAATGATCTGCGTATTGGGAACAATGAACCCACCAGAGTAGGCTTTGTTCTTGTTAGCAGAGTTGATTGCGGCCCGACCAACCAAAACCCGCTCAACCCCAAGGGCGGCGGCGATTTCAGCTTCAGCCAGGAGACGGCCCTTGGTGTCAGAAACAACACCAAAGAACTGGTTCTGGAGTTTGGTTGTGCGGCGGATACGCTCAAACACAGGGGCAGACATGATGATTGTGTTGGCTTCATAACCAAGTTTGTTCAACTCAGTGCGAGCATTTGCAATGTCACCAGCCACATCAATGTTGGAAAGATTCGCATTGGTGTAGGCAGAGATTGCACTCTGGTCAGCGGTTGTGAATGGGGTTGTGCCAGCAAACAGAATGTCGCTTACACGCTTCTCATGGCCAAGTTTGATTTGGCGGAGGAGAAAGCGGGCAGACGATGCTTCGAGATCAAAAAACCTGTCAGCATCTGCGCGGAAACCATCATCGATTAGCTCTTCGAGGCCATACTCAATCGTGTCGTAGGTGTCAGTCCCAAACGCACGAACAGCACGGGCGTAGTCAGAAGAGGCTCCACGGGGTTTAGAATCATTGTTCAACAGGTCAGCTTGTGCAAGCTGAACTTTGAGATATTGGCCGCTCTTGGCAGGGACAGGAAGCAAAGGAAGAACCTCTGCTCCAATCAAGCCAGTTTCAGCATTAGGAGCCTCAATCAACGCTTGGTTGATATCGGCTCTTACGGTTGTGCCACCAGAAATAAAACTCATTGTATTATTATTCTTTCTTGGTTATGGGTTAGTACATTGGCACTGCAATTTCAATTACAGCAGAAGTCGCGGTGGCGGCTTCCAATGCAATTCCAGCAGTAGCAAGGTTTGCCGCAAGGGTCGTAACTTGACCAAGGGCATCAAATTTTACGACATCACCAGCCGCCGCCGTCCCAGACACGGTTGCGAAGAAGGTGGGATGGAACAGCTTCACGGTCACATAACCGCCAGCCGCCACATCTTCCAGGGTTGAACCAATAGCTTTGGTTGCACCAGTCACAGCCACATCAACGCCACCAGCAGTGACGGTAGAAGGCTGAACCATGCGATATGCTGAGATTGCAGACGAGCTAGAGAACGTCCGAAATCCACTATCAATATGTGTACTCATTTCTATTTATCCTTTTGTTAGATGTTCTTAATGCCACGGCTAAGAGCCTCAGCATATTCTTTGGGGTTTGAAAGCATGACGGCCTTCATGGCCTTCAGCTTCGAAGTCTTATATTCTGCATGAGCAGAAACAAGACCTTCAAAGTTCTTGGGCTCCTCTTTCTTTTCAAGAGCAACCTCAACAGCGGGTGACGCAGGAATGGGCTTGATGCCAAACTGGGTCAGAACTTTTTTAACAACTTCTGACATCTCAGATTCATCTTCCTTTTCCTCTTCGTCTTCTTTTTCAACAACAATAGTGGGGGCTTCTTGAGCCTGGACAACTTCCTCTTTCTTGGTGTCGTCCTTAACTACTTCGTCTTTTTTCATTTCATCCTTGGGCTTCATAGAATCCTCAAGGGCGGATAGGCGAACCTTAATTTCATCCATATCCTTTTTATAATCATAACCTTCTTTATTTTCCATTGCTTCTCCTTGTTTTGTCAAACCATCACCTTCAACAACTGCATTGGGCAGGTCAATGGGGATTGGCTTTCCTCCGGCCACATAGCCGAGTTTTTTTTCTGCTTTTACGCAAGAACCTGGTTCATAGGGTTTGGAGCCTTTTGCTGGCTTGTAACCATCCCAACACCTTAATTCTTTAACCTTCTCCATAAGCTTAATCATTTCCTCAAACAATCCATTGGTTGCCGCTGGGCTAGAGACCAGGTCAGCAGAGGCGATGCTTTGGGGTCTGATGTAATCCTTGCCATTGATTGATTCACTCTCATTCACAAATGCCAGGGAGATTCCAAACTGGTCTGGAGCCTCATCTGCCATCTCTTTAATCAATCCATAGTGCTGGCTACTCTTCAAAAGCTTTAGGTCTGCAACCAGCTTATTGCCCTCAATCCTGGCATTCCTTGCAAAGCCGACGACTGCATCCAATCCAGAGCCGTGGTTCATCTTGACCTTAACTCCATTGGGAGCCTGTTTCATGATGTCCATTGCCTTCTCCAAGCTTAGTTTGTCCACAAACAAATCATGCCCTTTGGCCTCACCAATCTCAAGAATGCTTACCCCACCAAAATCATTTGCTTCCATTTCCTCATCCCCATATTCCATTTCTTCCTCATCCCTGTAGGTATTGTATGCAACAGCAGACCTCTGGGTTTCATCTGGGAACTTGCTTATGGCTTCTTCATCTCCCATGAATCGAGAAACAAAGTCCTGTTCGGACTCATCACCACTAGGTAGGGGCAGGGGCATAATGCCCAGTTTATGTCAAAGTAGGTCGCCGTCAGCCTGGCGGTAGGATGCCTTCACCTTGCCACCACCTGCCATGAGCAGAAACTTGTTCACCCTGGCTAATGCCCAGGCATTCCTGGAGTTTGGCTTGCCACCACCAATGGTTGGCCTAAAGCTTGTTGAATAGGCTCCAGCACCTCTTCTGAATACCTTCTTTAGGGCTCCTAGGGATGGGGCTTTCTTGCCAGGGTTCTTGTCTTTCCATTCCTTGAGCTTGTTCTTGATTGATTCCTCTGCACCCTCCCCAATCTCAATCTTTCCACCAGTGCTTTTTGTGGCCGCTGAACCTGGCTTGTTCTGCTCAGAACCCTTGATTCTTTCCTTGGCTGGGGCTGGGGTCTGAGAGGCAGACTTTGCCCCTGGTCTGGCTAGTTCCTTTTCTTTGGGTGGCTCACTACCAAAGAGCCTTCTCCACCATAAGTCCTTGGTCTCCTGGTAGGATTCTGGAGTAAAATCTTCTTCAGTTATTAGCATAACTAGAATTTTAGCTTCGGCCCTCGGAGCTCGTTGTAGGCGTCATATATATCCTTAGAATACCTTTTGCCAGCCGTGTGTCCAGCAAAAGTTTCAGCCACAAATTCCAGTGGGTCTGTGGTGGCATATCTGCTTACCTTGGCCGCCAATGGCCTAATCCTGGCTCGTTGCTCTTTAGGTAGCTTGCTCCATGTCCAAATGTTTTGAAACCCATCTCTGCCAATTATTTGCCCATGGAGTGAATGCCCATGCTCATGTGCAACAACGCTTGGAGAAGCCCAATGACCAGACTTAACTGAAAGTGTGATGGAATCAGAAAACTCTGTAATCTCTCTATATCTTCCTCCCTTGGCATGATTAAATTCAACCTCTTGATAATTGCTTCTACCTGTTGCCCAGGCAACCGAACTTCCCATAAGCATTCCTCTGCCAAGGCTTTTAGGGATTCCATATCCAGCCTTCTGGAGATCGGACACCTCTTTTTGTATAAGATATGCGGCGTCATTATGATCTGGCAAATCAACATATTTAACACCCATTTTCAGTAGTTCATTCTCAATCCTTTCAACAGCCTCCTTTTTCTTAACAGATGTATTTCTTCCTTCTTTTTCTTGTGAGGGAGTTTTGGATGGGGGTGGAGGGGTTTTGCCTGTGGGTGCAGAAGGAGGAGGAGGCGGAGGAGGAGGGGCGGGTGGCTTGGGTGCGGGAGGGGCTGGCTTTGCAATGATTTTGCCCCCTGGTCTCTTGGGGCTATATCCACCAACAAGCTTTGGCCTTCCATAGCCAGAAGAACAGGTATTCTTATCATCAAAAGTTCCATCGTCCTTCATCCCGCATGGGTTTAGAATCTCTTTGTCATCAGCAAATTCAGTTTGATCTTTTGGTTCTGAAAGGTTCTTGTCTCTTGATTCCATCTGGCCAACAACTTTCTTTGCCCAGGAATAGCCGGCATCTCCACCCCACCCATTCCAGGCTTGCCAGCCCTTGCCCTGCTCATCCCAGGTTTCACCCTTCTTATCGACTTCATGGCGATCAAAGAATGCCTTCATTCTACGGACGGTGTCTGGAGAGAACTTAACCCCATTGATCAAATCCCTAGCCCTGGCAATGCCCACAGGCGTCATTCCCTTTTGGCTGGCTGGTTTCCCTTCCCTTACATCTAAAGCCCTCTTGGCTGACTCCCTGGCTCCTTCTGGAGGGGTAAAATCAATCCCATCATACTTGCCCAACTCAATGCCACCCATCATTCCAGCAATGAGCATTTTAAGCTCTTGTTGGCTTAGACTAGCTAGGGCTTGTTCAGTTTGTTTTTTTTTATCTGTCATCGGGCCGCCAACAATCCAGGCATCGCAGGTTCTTTTGGCCGCACATTTGAAATCAAAAATTTCACAATATCCAAGGTTCCCACCCAGTGCCACTTCATTTGCATCTTCACCAATTCCATTTTTAATGCAACCCAGTAACTTGCTGGTCTGGTTGAATGCGGCGCAATTGCCACAGAGCATTTTCTTTGCAGTTCCAACATCACCCTGAAACTCATTGGCCTTGGCTTTCCAGTAGCTCTCGTTGGGCTCATTGGGATTGGCTGGGCCGTAGTTGGCTTTATCAACTGCTGTCTGCCTGTTCTCAAGATTAAGTTTTACATCTTGAGTTGGTAGTGGGCATTTCAACTCCTCTAAGCCTGTAGGTGCAACTGGGGCTTTGGGTGTTGCTGGAACTGGAGCCCCACCCTGGCCTTCGTCCTGTTGTCCATCTTGGGCGGCTTGCTTTTCTTTTTCTGTGGTTGGAATGATTTTTCCAGACTGCACACCAGCAACAATGCCAATGGCCTGTTCCCTTGAAATGGTTGGGAAGGCGGCCGTGATAACTGAAACAGCGCCCTCCTTGGACAACGCACCAGCCGCCACTGCATTGATAACATTGATAAGAGAAGCAACCTGGGCTCCATTGAGGCTTTGCCCAATAACATCCTCTTGGCCTTCCACCTGCTGGCCGTCTTGGGTTGTTTGTCCTTGTTGCCCTGCCTGTGCTGGCTGGCCTGTGGGAAGCAGAATTTCAGACACTGCCTGGGCTGGAACTCCATATTCCTTTGCCAGGTCTTGAATCATCTTGGTCTCAATGGCTCTTGCCCTAAAGGCCGCTTCAACATCCAGCCCCTTCTCTGCATAGATTGAACTTGCTGTGGTCAGTCCAGCCTTAAACTCTGCAATGTTTGCCATAGATTCCCGTCCCAGGTCGATAGAAACATTGGCTCCAAAATTGAAAATGCCCTTGGTTGTTTTGGCTCCATTGCCACTAATCATTCCCCTGGCCACACCATCAGCAATAACAATGTTCTTGATTGGATTCAGAACCTTATCATTAAGTAGCTTCTGGTATCTGTTGAAAGTTCTTCCAGCCTGTTGCATTTCAAGTCTGGCTGTGGGGCCGGACATGGCAGATGGGTCGACAGCAAAGGAGTAGGGGATTCCAAGTCCCATGCAGATATTTCTCAATAAGATTTTATGAAACTCTGCAAAGGCTCCACTGGGTCTGCTGGGGCCGTCTGGAAAAATAATGTCCTCTCCTGGCTCCAAATAGCTGACCTTCCCAGACTCCATTGATTCCAGCTTGATTTGCTGGTTATCAAAGTTTTCCTCTGTGGTTAAGGCGCTAAGGTCAGAGGCGTTGTTGTTTGATCTTTTTACAACTGCACTCTGTGAACTGGCAACCTTGGCGGCCAGCTTCTCAAAATTCACAATGTCATAAATATCAGTGGCATCATTGATGGCGGTGTGGAAAGCAGACACGCCCCTGTATTGATCAATCCGAAGTGGGTCAAAATAGTGAAATGCCTGGCTGGCTGAAATTGTTACCTGGTATGAATAGAAATCCCCAATGCTACGATTGTAAATGTCATAAGCAGTGGGAGCCCCAGTGTCCCTATCAATATGAATGCCACCAATAAGCTCCAGGCTTGTATAAGTTTTGTATGGGTCACCGAGTCTATCAGATTCAATACCCTGGAGTTTTAAGTCTCCATTCTTATCTCTGACCAATACAAAAAGGAAATCTCCATCACGGAGCATGGACATGGTTGCAACCTGCATAAGGGTTGAGCCTGTGTGCCTGGTTGATAGGTCACAATTATTAAACCATTCATTCCAATATGCCTCAATCTCAGTGTTGGCCTTGGGGTTGTCTGTCCTGGCTTGGTAGGTCAAGTTTGATGCAACATGACTTGCAAACTTCATCAATATGGAGCGAACCAGGCCATTGTTTTCTGCCAGGTCTCTTGCCCTCTTCATTAACTCTACACGATCATAATTTGATCTAAAGTCCTCTGCACCAGATAGATTGCTCGGCCCCCTTCTCTCCCTGGTGTATTTTACTGCATCATATTCAAACTTGGTAAGGGCTTTTTTTGCCATCAGCCTTTGAACCCCAGCCTGGGGATTTACAAATGAAACAAGCTTATCCAGGAATGTTTGTTTAAGCTTCATGGGCCGAATTTTGCATAGGTGGTTCTAATTCTTGTGCCAGATGCAGACTGAATGGCAAGAGTCAATTCAGCAATAATCTCTCTAACCTCAGATAGGTTCGCCCTGCTGAATGATCTTCCAGCAATGGAATAACTTGCACCTGCCACCGCTATTGCCTCAAGACAAGTGATATACTTATCACGCAGGGAATTTAAGGTGGCAATGGGTAAGCCAATGAAATCACCCTTCGCCATTATTCTCAATCTCCTCTGTCAAGCCTGCAGGCATGATCTTCAGCCTCTTATGCAAAGCCGCACCCACAATGGCCATGCACTCACAATCAAGTAAGTGGTTATGCTTTCCTATCTGCTTCCACACTCTTCTGGTTCTGCCCGTCATGGGATTCCTAACCTCTACCTTTGTTTCAGATGAAATGTGAACTTTCCAAACTTCTGGTGTGTCCTCTGCAATAAATCCATCAGTTTTCAAAAGATTGGAGAGGATGTCTTTGATGGCTGGGTTTGACCATCTCCAAACTGGGCAAAGCTTCCATTTCCATCCCTCCCTGGAGCCCACATTCTTACCACTGAATGGGTCTCCATTGGCAATCCTGGCAAATGGTCTTTGAACTCTCTGCTCTCCCACAATCTCTGAGAAGCTTGATTTGTCTGAACCAACCAAGGCAATAAAACCCCATTGGCAACAATGCAAATAAACATCACGGGTTTGGTCACCAGAATCAATGAAGGTTGCTTTAGGCTCAACATTAAACTCATCTGCCTTGGCCTTGATGTCTCCCCAGGTTTCAAGCCTTCCAGCCCACACCAACCTGCTTTTGCCATCCATGTCCCAAGCCCTTACAACACACCAGGCATGGAAGCCGCCGGCCTCTTGAATATCACAGGCCATGACAAGCTTCTCACCCATGTTCACTTCACCAAGTTTATATTTGCCTGGTATAATCTCTACCCTCTCCTGGTCATGCTCCATCCATGGTTCTGCAAGAACCCTGTTCACAAAGTCCTGTAGCCCTATGATTCCGCTGTGCTTGTCCTGTAAGAATTTAACTGCTAGGCTTCCAAAGGTTACCCAGGGCGGGTATAGGCCATTCAAATGATACGACCTTCTGCCTGGTTCACCCTTGGGGTTGGTTGGCCTCCACTCACCCTGCCTCAACATCATTGTTTTGTGTCCATCTCTAATTGGCTTCTGGCAGTTTTCACATTCATAGTAGGCTGAATTTTTTACTATACCAAAGTCATACACTCCATCTTCAAGCTTTGCCTTTTCATCCCACTTCACCCTCTCCCAAATAAGCTTTTGTTTGTGTCCACAATGGGGGCATGGAACAAAGAAGAATCTCATGTCTCCCTTCTGCCATTCTGCCCAGATGATTGAATCTGCTGTGGTTGGTGTGCTGGTGGAAACAACCAAGTGGTTTGGATATGTTGCAACTCTGGCTTCTGCTAACTGCAATGCTCCAGCCTCTTTTGAGTTTGTGCCATCACTAAACTTATCAACCTCATCGAGCATCAAGTACCGGATAGGGGTTGATTTTAATCCCGTTGCGCTATTTGCGCCAGTCATTACCAGTATGCCACCAACGAATGATTTTTCATGTGTGGTGTTTTTGGCGTTGCGTGATCGAGCCGGGGCGCAAGTTTGTTTTAGCCGCTCCGTTGATTCAATCATCGGGTCTATTCTCGTGGCCGTGTTCCGTTTGACAGCTTCATCGGTTGGCATGACTATCATCGCAGGGCCGGGGGATATGTCCATCAAAGAGCCTACCCAGTTAAGGCCAATTTCAGTTTTACCAACCTGAGCACCGGCCATGAATACAACCCTTTGCGCTGGATGATTGGATGATAAGCAATCCATGATTTCACGCGCATGCGGCGTGAGCGAGCTTGAATATTTACCCGGCCTAGAACTGGCGGTATTGGATAATATCCGGTACGTGTCGGCCCACTCCGTCACCGTCATGGTGCGCTCTGGTTTTAGTCCGTCCAAAAATCCTTTTACAGCGTGGTTCATCGTGGTGGAATTTATCGCAGTGCGATTTACTGGAAATTTATTTTAGCACTATCAAGTGACGGGGCCGACGTGATTTTGATAAGGGCCTGTTTGATTTCCTCAAGCAAATAATTACGGATACCCGTGCGGTCACCGCTCATGGCCATTTCCATTATACGATCGGTTACCCGCTCGGGTAAGCGCTCCAAGTCTTCGCGTAACGATTTGCCCAGTTCAAAAAATTCATTGTAGGCTTGATTTTTATCAACCATTTCATTTGACATGGCGCGCAACTTCAGTTGCCGTGTTGCCAAATCAACTTGCGCCTTGCGTTTATTGATTTCGGCCATCGTTACACCTTCAGGAGTAACGGGCGTTATATCCTGTTTTTTTGCAGCGGCACCACCAACGCGGATGGTGCGCTGTTTTTCAGGTTTGGTGTTGTCGGCATATTCGCGCTTGGCCAGTTCCAAATCATACATCTTGAACTTTTGCCCAGGCACATCAACCGGCCCAGTCAATCGGCCTAGTGTCACGGCCTTGCGCACACCTGATTCAGATAGGTTCAAATGCTTGCATAGTTCCCGGCCTGATACCCATGTCGTTTGGCTCATACTGGTGGGTTTTTATGATAATAATAAACTTCGTTTGCTACATGGGCAACCGCCCATATGAATATCATCCATAGCGTTAGAATCATAATTCAATATTCTGGCCTGACAAATGATTCCAAAAATCAACCAATTTTTTATGATTGGCGGTTGGTTTTCCTGTGATGATCAATATCCCGTTATCCATCGGGATTTCGGTTTTGCCCTTGACTTTGAACGTCACTTCTTTGGCAGTTGTCTTTTTTGATTGGGGTACTGGCGTATCCAGCAGGTCGGCAAAATCATCGCCGCCGGTTGGTATTGCCACGGTCAACAAATCATCGATCTCTGCATCGGTAAAACCTAGGCTGGTCACATCATAATCAACCTCAACCAAATGTTGGATTTCGGCGGCCAGTTTCTCATAATCCCATCTGCTGTTTTGTGCGATGCGATTGTCGGCCAACATCAGGGCCTTAACTTGTTTATCTGTCAATCCTGTGACGTAAATAACAGGAACTGTTTTTAATCCTAATTTTAACGCGGCCGAATGTCTGCCGTGTCCAGCGATGATATTATTTTGGGCATCAACTAAAATCGGGTTTGCAAATCCAAACGATTCGATGGAGTTGCAAATCTCCTGTATCTGGTTTTCATCATGCACCCGGGCATTGTCCGGGCTAGGTTTCAGTAATGACGGGGATACACTGGCTAGTGATAGGTTACTCATGTCGTTGAGGTGTTTGGTTAATAATTACCAGCGGTCAATTCTGGTGTTGGTGTCGGGGCGTTCGATTTCATCATCTGACTTGATTATAAATTGAGCAAACCCACGGGCTATTTGTTGGCGGGTGTAAAAATCCATCGTATCATCCGGGGAAGTTTCCCGCATCGGTTCTGGTAATATGAGTGATGCTATTGGTTTAAGATACACTTTTTCTCTTTGCTCAAAACGCTTTTGTCGGTCAACAGCTTCATCTTCACTTTGAAAGTATATGTATATCCCATAGCCAAGCATTGTTGATATTCCGCCCGCAATAAGTATCAATGATTCCATGTTGTGTTTGTTTTGGTGTTGTAAGTGATTAAGTGTCGTAAGTGATTAGAGTGCAAATATACACCATGCGCACCACACCGCAAAATAGTACGCACTAAAAAGTACGCACGGGTATATACACACTGCTAGATGTAGATTAGCCATCGTGTATAATGGGCATATCCTACTAAATTGGTAGTATATAAATTCTACTAAATTGGTAGTATATTAAATGCAACATTGTTGCATTTTTGAAAAAATTGCCCAGCGCATGATATTAAACTGGCCGCCGTTGGTTTCTGAAATACTAGGATGGGGTAAAGGCCGCCGAACATGGTCAATTGAGTACCTGACCATTTTGGGCAACACGGCTGAATCCGAGGTGTGGGATAAACTTCAAACCGCACTGGATAAAACCTACACATCAGCGGATGGACGTGAGATGAAAATCCTAAAGGCTTGCATTGATACCGGCCACGCCACTACGCACGTGTATGACTTCACACGCCGATATCCTGATGGGCGCGTTGTGCCAATCAAAGGCCAAGACAAGCAAAAGGTTTTGATTTCACCACCCCGGACCATCGACTACACATCAGAGGGCCAAAAGGTAAAGGCCGCCGTTGGACTGGTGAACATAGGGGTATCAATCATCAAATCCGAGGTTTACGCAACGCTGGCCCTGAAAGTCAAAGATGATGGCACCAAACCAAATGGATGGTGCGAATGGCCGGAGTATTCACAGGAATATTTCAAGGGCATCACCGCTGAAAAATTAGTGCATTCAATTTCAAAGGGATACGCGGTTTACCAATGGCAAAGGATATACCGGGCTAACGAACCATTGGACACTCGGGTATATAATCGTGCAGCTGCAACATTGTTGCAAGTAGACAGGTTTACCGATGCCGATTATGAGAAATTGAGAACCATGTACGTCAAAGCGAAAGCAGCCCCAGCGCGTAAGCGTGTTGGTGGTGTTGGTAATTTTTGGGATTAAATAACAAAATAATAATAGACATGAATGTATTAGAAATTTTTGCAGGCAGTAGATCAGTTGGTCGAATTGCAGACAACTATGGTTTAAATGTATTTTCTATTGATTGGAAGCAATATGAAGATATTGATTTAGTAGCTGATGTTGAGTTTTTGTCACCAGAAGATGTTCCGTTTATTCCAGATATTATTTGGGCATCCCCCGATTGCACTACTTATTCAATCGCAGCATGTTCAACTCATAGAATTAATTCAGTTGTACCAAAATCAGACTATGCCAAAAAATGCGATAGGGTAAATTTAAATTTAATCAACTTAATTAAATACTGGCTAAGTATAAATCCAAAAATGGTTTTTTTTATCGAAAATCCTAGAGGAATGATGAGAAAGATGCCATTTATGCAAGATTTCAAAAGATATACAATTTGGTATTGCCAGTATGGTGATAAAAGAGCAAAGCCAACAGACATTTGGACTAATTCAGAAAAATGGAATCCGCGTCCTGAATGTAAAAATGGAAATAAAAATTGCCATCATGAATCATCTCCTAGAGGCAGTAAAACTGGCACTCAAGGGATTAAAGGCAGTTACAATAGAAGTATTATACCCAATCAGTTGTGTGATGAAATAATCATCAGTTGCATTGGCAAGAAAATATATTAATCCGATAAAAATAGTAGGATTGAAATTTATTTGTATATTTGTGCCTGATTATTTGATGTGCTGGACTATTATTTCATGTACTGAACTATTGATAACCTAATTCGCACGTATGGCCGCTTACAACATGGAACAATACCAAGCACTTACCGCTGCAATTGCAACGGGAGCGCTAAAGGTTGATTATGGTGATAAGAAAGTGGAGTATAGAAACCTTGATGCGATGTTGTCATTGCAGAACATCATGGCTAAAGATTTAGGATTAATTACCGATGCCGGCCAACGCCGATTAGCAGATTTCCGCAGATGAATTTTATTGATAAACTCATATTGTACGTTGCACCTGGCACCGCTTTGAAGCGGGCGCAAGCTAGAGCCATGCACCGCACGTATGAGTTTGCGGATAAAACACGCCGGGGCAAAAACCTAGTAGGCCGCCAAACATCGGCCAATACAGAGTTGGTGAACGCCCATCAAACGCTGGTCAACCGTTCAAGGCAAACAATCCAAAACGATGGATTTGCCAAAAAAGGTCAGCAGGTATTTGCCACCAACGTGGTGGGTACCGGCATCAACCCGGTTATCAAATCATCATCAACGCGCAACGGTGAGCGCGCCAAGGCTGCTTGGAAACAATGGGCGCAAACGACGGACATCGACGTGCAGGGTTTTCAAACCTTTGCCGGCATGTTGGCGCTTGCGTCACGTGCTATTTTCAGCGATGGTGAATTTCTGGCGCGCCGTGTACAGCGGTCGTACAAGCCCGGCGAAGTGCCATTCCAGTACATGATGTTGGAATGCGATTACATTGACGGTCAAAGAAACGGCACGCTAGAAAACGGCAACCGCATTATCCACGGCATCGAGGTTGATAAATTTGGCCGACCTGTAAATTACTGGCTATTCGATGAACACCCGGGCGAAATGATGCGCATGCCAGTTTCGATGGTATCAAAGCCTGTGCCTGCTGATGAAATAATCCACGTATTTCCACAGTGGAGGCCCGGACAACTTCGCGGCATTCCCTACCTTGCAACCGTTGGCCTACGCTTGAACGATTACAAGGACTACGAAGATGCACAACTGATACGTCAAAAGGTTGCTGCAAGCTGGGCAGTGTTTATCACCAAGCCTAACGCACAGCTGCCAATCGAAAACGACCCGGAAACAGGATTAGGTTTTGAGCGCATTGCACCCGGCATGATTGAGTACCTACGTGCCGGTGAAAACATTGAGTTTGCGGCGCCACCAGCAACGGAAAACTATGAGGAATATGCCCGTGCCATTTTGCGCAACGTTGCCGCTGGTTTAGGTATTTCATACGAGGCACTTACAGGTGACTTGACTGGCGTGAACTTTAGCTCTGGCCGTATGGGTTTTATCGAAATGCATAAGCAGATCGAGGAAATCCAAAGACTTGTAATTATACCGCAGCTTTGCGAAAAAGTATTCAAGCAATTCATGTTGATGGGCGGCACTTTATCCGGGCTATTCAATCCATCAACCATTACAGTGGCATGGACACCCCCACGCCGCCAGTTCATCGACCCACTCAAAGAAATTATGGCCATTCAAGCGCAATTGCATAACGGCGTTTCATCGTTTGGTGAAATTGCAAGGCAGTTGGGTTATGACCCGGATGAGCTACTAGATGACATTGAGTACTGGCAAAAAGAATTTGACAAAAAAGGTATTAAAATGGGTTTTGATGCTAGGTTTTTCCCCGGCGTTAAGTATCCCGAAAACGTTGATAATAATGACCAAACAGCCACAACCAAACCAAATTAAGGCAGCTGCCGAGCAGTTCTCGGTACGTGCCGCCGTTGCGCCGGGCTCATTTAATAAAGAGGCCAGAACCGTCGAGGTAACTTTTGGTACCGAGGCACCCGTTACCCGTTACAACTGGGATATGGGCCGCTACCTAGAGATTTTGGACTTCAATCCAAAATCAGTAAGAATGGAGCGCATGACTTCAAAGGCGGCACCGGTGTTGGATAGCCATGACCGCTGGGAAAAAATTTCCGACGGCGGCGTTATTGGTGTAATCGAATCCGCAAGCATTGCAAACAAACAAGGCCGTGCGGTTATCCGTTTCTCAAAAAACGAACGTGCCCAACGTGTGATGGATGAAGTTGAAGATGGTATTATCAACTTCGTTTCAGTTGGCTACGCGGTACATGAATACGCGCTCGAATCAAAAACAGATGCAGGTGCAACTTATCGTGCAACTGACTGGGAACCGATGGAAATCAGTTTCGAGAAAATGCCCGCCGATATTTTTTCCGCCGTTCGCAGCGGTGAACGTTCGGCGCTTACAGAGATTAATATCACCGTTCGAGGTGACGAAGATACCGCCGATGAGGTGGTTGAAGATACCCCGGTCAACGGGAATGTAAACCAAATTAATTCAAATAAAAATCTTAGGAGTATGACCCCCGAAGGAATCCAAAACACGCCCGTTGACGAGGCTAAAGTGCGCAGCGAGGCTGCCGCCGCCGAACGTAACCGCGTGAAAGAAATCCGCAGCGCTGCCAAAATTGGCGGCCTCGATGATGCTGCCATTGATGCCATGATTGACAACGGTACAACCGTTGAAGATGCCCGCAAGGTTATCATCGATGAAATGGCCAAACGCCAAGCAACACCGCAAAACCCTGCCAATTCTGGCTCGCACGTAGGTGCTGACCGTGAGCGTGAGGGATTTCGCGCCGCCGCAATTGCTGGCGTGGCAATGCGTGGAGCTGGTATTGTTGCTGACCAAGTGCGTAAGGAAATCGACCCCGCATTGCGTCAACGTGCCGAAAAATACCAATCGTTCAGCCTTAGCGATTTAGCTCGCGAGTGCCTTGAGGCTATTGGTGTTCGTACCGTCGGTATGGGCCGCGAGGAAATTGCCCGCCGTGCATTACAGGCTACTGGCGAGTTCCCTATCATCATGGAAAACGTGATGAACAAAACGCTCTTGGCCAATTACGCTGTAATTCCAGATACATGGTCATTCGGGTGTAAAACTGGCAGCGTGACGGATTTCCGCGCAAACCACCGTTACCGTACAAGCTCAATTGGTAACTTGGACATCGTCAACGAAAATGGCGAATACAAAACCATTGAACTGAAAGACGGTGAGAAATTCAGCGCCAACGCTCAAACCCGCGGTGGTATCATTGGCATTACCCGCCAAATGATTATCAACGATGACATGGGCGCATTCCTTGACCTTGCAGCTGGTTTAGGCCGTAGCGCGCAACGCACGTTGGAATCATTATTCTACACTGCATTGACCGCAAACTCTGGACTTGGACCAACCGTGAATGGTACTGCTTTGTTTGACGCCAGTCGTAACAACATCAACGCAACTGGCTCGGGTATTACCGTTGAGGGTATCGACAAAGACCGTCAAGTAATGGGCGCTCAAAAAGAACCAGGAGGCAACGATTACATCGGCCTTACTCCAAAAGTTCTTTTGGTGCCACAATCTTTGGGCATGCAAGCTAAGGTATTGAATGCATCGGCATTTGACTACACTGACAGCACTGCGAAGTTCCAAAAACCAAACGGCGTGCAAAATACTTTCGAAAACATTATCGACACGCCACGCCTTAGCGGTACCCGTCGTTACTTGTTCGCTAACCCGAACATCGAACCCGTATTCGAGATGTCATTCCTTAATGGACAGACAACTCCATTTATGGAAATGCAAGAGCAATTCGACATGGACGGCGTGAAATGGAAAGTACGCCTCGACGCCGGTATCAACGTTGTTGGCTTCCGCGGCGCAGTTACCAACGCTGGCGCTTAGACTTAGTCGAAAGGCAAAGTAAACCAGATCAAAAAAAGGCGGCCTAAAAACCGCCTATTTTAAACCCCATAAAAAACAGGCATATGCCAAACTTCATTCAACCGGGATTAGTAATATCCCTGACTTTGGGCTCTGGCGAAACAGCCATTGCCGTTGGTAAGATTTACCAAAAAGGCGCACTTAGCGGTGTTGTGCAATCAGTAAGCCGCAACGGAGTGCCAATTCTTTCAACCGAGGCATCGTCATCTGGTGACGTTATTGAGTTGGGCGTTGCTGGTGTGTTTGAGGTCACCAAAGAGGCATCATTGGACATTGCAGTTGGTGACCGTTGCTACAACAACGCACTGACCGCAAGTAAAGACCCAGCCGATGGCCCTTACCTTGGTATTTGTGTCGAGGCTGCCGCTGGTGACGCATCAACGGTTAAAGTTCTTTTAGGACTTAGCCCAGCAACCGTTCCAGACATCGCAACTGGCGCAAACATTGCGACCACGTTGACCGCACTTGACGGTGCCGGTATCATCAACCTGACTGCGTAGCTCTCATAAGTAAGTAGGTTAATAATTTGAAAGACACCCCATTAATTTGCGGGTGTCTTTTTTTATTTGTATATTTGCCCTTAATTCAATTCAATCACATGGCACCCGTTTTTGACGCATTACAATCATCAGTATTTGATACCACGCTGGCCATCATGGGTTATGAGGCCACATGGACAAAACCCAACGGTGATACAGTTACCGGCATGATGCATTTCAAGGATGCAAGCCAGGACCAGCGAGTTATCCGTGGATTGGAGATGACGCAATCGGCATACACTGCCGAATGGAAACACGGTGATTTTGAGGGCCTATTTGAGGCGGTGCAATCCAACCTTACAGAGGAACGAATTACCATCAACGGTGCCACGTTTTTAGGCCAATTTGCCCAATCATTATTTGATGGGAAAACCTACATTTGTAGGCTAGTACCATACAACGAATAGAGGTGCAATAGACAACGAATAACGTGCAATAGACAACGAATAATGCAGTACCAAACAACATTGCTGGAACCCATACGCTTACGGTTGGTAGCTGAGCTGCCTAACGGCATCGAGGTTATACATTTACCGCAATCACCAGCTGAAGCAAATAATAACCAATCATTTGCAAAGCGGGTAATCATTGCGTTTGGGTCAACAGAATACGTTGACCGCCTCGGGGTGTCTGACAAATCATTCATGTCCAACAATTCGTTTGTAACGCAAAACGGATTTGTGTTGGTTTACCTTTTAGTTGAATCTAGATTGCTCCGTGGCAATGATGGTATATTCCAGCTAATATCAGAAGTTAAGCGCGCATTGGTTGGCCACGATGTACCGTCATATGGACGCTTGCACCTTGGGAAAATTATCCCCAACCCCGATGCACCTGACGGTATCAATAGTTACTTTATCGAGGTGTATTGCAAAGAAAGATTAGTCGCAGATTTGCCCGATGAAACAGGTCAGCTAATCACCGCAATCAATGGAGTGACAGCACCTGAAACAACACCGTCCGATGGTTTACTGGTGGCCAATTCAGATGCATCGTATAATGTCACCATCACCGAAAATAAAATCTTACCAGATATTGCGGTAATAGATTTTGCGGGCACTACACACGTATGGCCGTCGGTCAAAAATGTAAATTTTGCCGCTGGTGATTTACCTGATTTTGATACCGGCTCAGGGGGTGACCCGGTGACGGTTGATGTAAATGGAACTGAAGTTGAGGCGGACCCGGGCGAAACCGTTACCGTGAACGTTACCCGAGGCGGTGCGCCGATTGGTGATGTTACAGTGACTGGCTCAACCATTGATGTTGTAATACCCGCGTGCGAAGATGCAACGGTCACGGTCAATACCGAGGCATTTGCAACGGTGGCCGCCGGTGGCTCGCTTAACATACCAGTCGTAAACCAATCAAATGGAGCCGTCGGCGCAATCGGCAGTGGCAAAGTAACTATAAGAACTGCCGACTTAAGTATCAACGGTACGGATGTAGATACGTTATTGCCAGAAACAAACAAGGCATTAACTGTAACGCTTAACGGAGCTCCTACGACTCCGACGTACACAGATGGCACTATCAACGTATCAACTGGTTCTGGTAGCGGAATTGCCTATGTAGATTTCACAGCAGCACAAACCCAGAATTATGAGGTCGGATTTCAAGACGTTGGGGCTAACTTTTTGGCTGGTAGGTATAACCGTACACAGCCGAGCGACCCAGCAACATACGCACAACTTGACCCAGCAGACCCAACTGGCAAAACATTACTAAGCAACAATATCCACGGCAACAAGCACAGGTTTACTGATGCAGCGGGTAATGCTGGGCCATTTACTTACGCCTTTAATAGCGGTACTATCATAGCTTTTCAAGACCACTTGCACGGTGGATGGTGGGCTGGCAACTCTACTAACAGAAACTTTACACAATGCTTATCAGATATTGCAGCTTTGAATATTACGGGTATTGGTAGTGGTTGGCTATGTCTTGACCAAGACATGGTAAGTACTATACAGAAAATAAATGGCTCTGGTGCATCAAACCTGTTATTTGATTGCGGCGTTACTAGCGCTACTTACTGGACGGGCTTAACACGCCCAGATTTAGTTACACAGGGTTACAGGATGCAGGGCGTTACGTTTGGAATTAGCGCCCAAGCCAAAACTACAAATAACCGTTGGATAGCTTTTAAATTTTTTGACTAATGGCAGTAATTATACCCATTTACGGGCAAGATGGAAAACTAGAGGTTAGCGATAACTTTAGCTGGTTTATCGACGGTGTTTGCGGATACCTTACCGAAAATCCAAGTGAACTAATTACCCCGATATCGGTCAAAGACAATGAAAGCGGGCAGTATTGCCACGTTTGGCACTTGCGTACACTTGCAAGTAGTAGTTACTCTGTAACCTCGCATTTAACATACATACGTTCACAGCAATGGGCAAAAATTGGAATAGAAGAAACTTTTGAACGTTAGTCATCAGAATAATTTTATCCATATACTACCAATCATATCAAATTAGTAGTATATTTGCAACACAATTATAAACATGGCCGTAAATGTAAAAATATCATCATTAGACCCAGCCGATGCAGCCGCGTTGGTTGATGAAACTATTGTAATGGTAATTGTCGGCGGTGTAAATAAAAAAACCACAATCGGCGAACTAAAAACCGCCCTGCAATTGTCGGCACAGTCATACACGCACGTTCAATCATCCCCCGCTGAAACTTGGACCATTGTTCACAACCGTGGTGCAAACCCTGCTGGTGTAACTGCCTTTGATGCAGATGGTAACCAGGTTGAGGGCGTTATTGCTTACACTAATACAAACCTTATGACAATCACATTTTCAACTGCGATATCCGGGGAGGTGGTTTTGTCATGAAAAGATTTTTATACAGCATTATAGATTTTGGACTTGGAGTTGTCAAAAACTTTAAAGTCGAAACGCTATCCGAAACGCCAACCGATGCCGATGCTGGCCGCATATGGTACGATGAAACCCAAGAGCGGTTGATGGTTGGCAATGGAACATCAACACCAACACCCATTGGAGCAGCTGGTGAGGCTACTCCATCAGGCGCATCAGGCTGCGTGCAATTTACAGGCGGCGGCGGTGACTTTGATAGTTCAACTGTTTTCGTATTCAACAAAACTAATGGCCGCTTAGGTATTGGTATTGGCGAATCAAATGCCAACGTGCATATCAAGGCCACAACCGACGACGGCACAACCGTTGCTCTTTTAATCCAGGATTCAAAGGGTGATCAAATCCTACGCATAGGCAGCGACGGTAAAATAACCACATCAGTAAATGCAGCATTTCAATTCCCTAGGTTATCTGCCGACCCATCAACGGCCACCAACGGGGATGTTTATTACAATACAACCACTAATGAATTCCGTGGCTATGAAAATGGCGCATGGGCAAACCTCATTTAACATGAAGAACTGGAAAACCACCACGCTCGGTATTTTGGCTATTATTGGGGCCGTTGCAGATGCCGCAAGTTGTTCGCTTACAAGCGGTCAAATCATGTCATGTATCATGGAGCAATGGCCCGCAATGGTAGCCGGATTTGGCTTATTGTTTGCCAAAGACTATAACGCTTCTGGCAAACAGAAGTAACCAAATTTATCACCCCTTTAATTATAAACCATGACTTTAGTTCACGGTGTTGTCGTACAACAACAAACGGCACGGGTAAACCCTGCCAGACAATCCGACCCTAGTATTATCGGGGTGATTGGATTTGCATCTCAAGGTTCAGTTGGCGTGCTTACACCAATCCGCACCGAGGCTGATATTGAGCAATTTGGCGCAATTGCCGACGGCTTTGGATTGGCCACATCGCTCAAAGCCTTTTTTGCGCAAGGCCCTCAAAAGGTTTACGCTATCAACGTATTGCACGCCACGGATGATACCGATGAAGTCGAAGATGAATCTTTGACCATCACCAACGGTGCGGCCACTACTGCATTTATCCCCGTTGGTACTGCATTTTCATTAACCAACTCTGCTGGTTCAACCACCTACACAAAGGGCACGCACTACACCGTTGATGCGTATGGCCGTATCAAAGTGTTGGATTTTACAACAATTGCAGAGGGTAGCACAGCGCTGGCCACGTACAACAAAAAAGTACTTGGTTCTACCATCAACGACCGCACCATCGGCGCTGTTACTAGCGGCGGTGTTCGCACGGGTACATTCCTTTTTGATACTGCCAAGACCATTTACGGTGATGGTCCAAAGATTTTTCTTTGCCCTGACCTTGAAACAGTTACGGTTATTCAAAACGCTTTGCTTGCTACCGCTGAACGCCTGAAAGGTGTTTGCATCCTGGGCTTGCCAAACGGCACGGCACTCAACACCGCAATTGCTGGCCGTGGTGCATCTGGCACCTTGGGTACTGTTGTCAAATCAGATGATGAACGTGCCATTATTTGCTACCCACAAGTATCAGCATACGACGGCAAAAACACACTTTTGACGCAATCGCTTGCGCCATTTGTTGCTGGCGTTATCGGCACTACCGACCGCACACGCGGATACTGGTATAGTCCATCAAATAAACCCATCAAAGGCATTGAGGGCGTTGAACGTGTGGTGACATGGAGCATTGACGGCAACTCCGATGCAAACGCGTTAAACGTCGTTGGTATTGTAACCGTTGCCAATATTCCAGGCAAAGGGTACCACGTTTGGGGTAATAATAATGCCGCGTATCCAACCAATACGCAGCCTATCAATTTCATCAGCGTGGCCCGCACCAGGGATATTATTGATGAAACTATCCAGGGTGCAGTGTTGCCATTCTTGGACAATCCAACGCTGGGTACCACGTCGGTGATTGATTCAATCAAAGAAACCGCAAACACCTATTTGCGTGGTCAAATCACCATCGGCGCAATTGCTGATGGTCGTTGTGACTTCGTGGCCGAGGATAATCCGGCTGAAAGCGTTGCTGCTGGTGTTCTGGTATTCCGCACCACGTTCTTACCACCTAGCCCGGCACAGACCATTATATTCAAATCATTCGTTGACCTCACGCTGGGCACCGTTTAATCGGACCCAGTTATAAATAAATTATCATCATGAATAAGTCAACACAATTATCAAATGCCAACGTTTATATTAACGGTGCAAACTGGGCGGGTGTAACTGAAGAGGTGCAAGTTCCAGAAGTTATGGTTAATATGGTGGAGCGCACGGCGCTGGGCATGATTGGCCAAATTGAACTGCCTACATCGTTTCAAAAGATGGAGGGCAAAATGACCATTATTTCGCCGCAAGCCGATGCGTGGGCATTTGCCGCACGTGTGTTTGAATCATCGCAAATTCAACTTCGTTACAATCTTGAGGTTTATGATTCAACTGGTCGCACGCAACAATTACCCGTGGTAATATTTATGACGGCCACATCGAAAAAAATACCATCAATTACTGCCAAACAAAACGAGGATTCAAAACTTGAACTTGACCTCAACATCACCGCTTTAAAATACGTGGTTAATGGTGTGGACGTTATTGAGTACGATCCGATTGCAGGCATATACAAGGTTAATGGTGTAGACCAAATGGCGCAGTTCCGCGCTAATACGGGTATCTAATACCAACGCACAGTTGACATCCAACACGCACCGTAAATAAATTATTCACTTATAAATAACTCCGACATGAGTACCAAAGAATTACAAACCATCGTATTAGCCGATGGCCGCAAAGTACAATTTGAACAAATTAAAGGCCGTCACATCATGGCGGCTCAAAAGGCGTGCAAGAAAACACCGGACTTAATTGCCGTGTGGATGATGCACAAGTTTTGCACCATTGACGGCGAAACCATGACCATTGAGGACTGGCAAGATTTGCCCGCTAAAGACTTTAACCGCATGCAGCTTGCGATGATGGGCGAAGATGAAGACGATACCGAGGGAAAGTAATTTCCCTGGAGAATGTTGTATTCACAGCACACTTCACAGGCACATCAATCAATGAGTTATTGGAGATGGAGTTGGATTTTTTGTTTGATGTCATTGAAACATCGCTCCGTATTCACAATCACTTAAACACGCCGGCTAAATAGCCACACAAACGAATAATAGCCACTCCAACTACCAAACAATGGCCACACCTCGCTCAATGCGCGTCATGATGTTGATAAATGCTGTTGATAAGGCTACCGCCATTATCAATAAGTTATCAGCTAATGCCGTGGCGCGCCTGGGTACCATCCAGCGCTCAAGTGAACAACTTGCGCGACGTGCTGGCGACATGGGTAGGCAGTGGGGTACGGCTGCAATGGTCATGGCCGCACCGTTGGCGCTAGCTGCTGACCAGGCAATCAAATTTGAAGAGGCTATGGCCGACGTGCGCAAGGTTACAAACCTGAAGCGTGGCACCGCTGAATTTGCCGCAATGGAAAAATCAGTGCAACGCACGTCCATTGCGATTGGTGATATGCCTACCAAGGTGGCCGACATGTACGCCCAACTTGCACAGGGCGGAGTTGCCGTTGGTGATTTGGAGCGCATTGCAAACGTGGCATCCAGGGTAGCCGTTGCATTTGATATTGACCCTAGCGTTGCCGGGGATAAGTTTATCAAAATGCAAAACGCACTGGGTGCCACAATTGACGTTACCGAAAGTGTAGCCGATGCAATCAACTACCTATCAAACAACAGCGCTGCAAAGGCCAGTCAAATACTTGACTACCTTGGCGCTGGTGGTGCATCGGTTGCTAAGGCATTGAACATCACAGGCCATGAATCGGCGGCCCTAGGTAGCGTGTTTATCTCGATGGGAAAATCTGGCGAAGAATCGGCCACCATCATCGAGCGCATGACCAAAGCGCTACGCAATCAAAACAAAGTATCAGGCCAAATATTTACCCGTGCGGGCGGCGGCATGGCTGGCGTCATGGCTGCAATCGAATATGGCCGTAAATTGTCAGGTCAGGCGCGATTTCAATTCTTTAGGGAGTTTGGCGAATACGGAATCCAAGTTGAACAATTTGCAAACAATTTCGATTTACTCAACAAGCCCAAGTCCTGTGAAAGGGTCCGCCAGGCCCGAGGGGTGCGAGCGAATGCATCGAAGTATATGGCCAAGCCCGAGGTCGGCTTAGGCTGCGCCTATGCGGCGGGCCGGTATTGGGGCGTTTGGGGCAGGGCGAATCTTCCTACGGCAGAGCGGAAAGCGTTCAGAGCCTGTCAGATTGAAGTAGACAAATTTGCACGCATCTTGCGGCATTTCATCGAAAAGCAGAGCAAAGAGGCATTGGTTAAGCGGAAGCTGGCCGGTGAGAAGCCAGGGAGGGCCGTGAAGCTCGGCAAGGCTGTTAATTTGAGCGGGTATGTAAATCATCCGGAGCAATGGCTCCGGCTTTGGTCGGTAGTAAACGGAGGTTATTATGAGCGAGAAGAGTCCACAACAGAAGAGCCCAAAAAGGGCGGAGCCGAAGCGCATTGCTCCAGAGCATATACTTGCGTTTTGGAATAAAGAGTGCGGTTGGAAACCGGGGCTTGAGGCCAAGTCTGCAGATGACAAGTTCTGGTGTTTGCATTGCGAGAAACAATTCCGTGTCGGCGATTGCGGGAGTGAGCTCATGATGGGAGAGCTCGGCATTACTTGCGGCACGCCAGGTTGTGACGGCAGCCCTTTGGACTGGGCAGAGTATCCCTGGTGGGATGCGGAACATCCGGACACCAAAGCGGTCGATACATCACGCGAGGCGAACGATGCGCGAGTCGCTGAAACTATGGCCAGGAACAAACGGTAACGGGCCGCAGCACGGCACGGGTTTGGGAGTGCGTGCATCACGTAAACTAGTTGCTTTCGGTCCCTGGAAGTCCCCCTGAGAGCAACGAAATTCGAACCAACCTCATACCCAGCGGGACCCAGCCTGAAGCGAGGATTGTCAAGGTGGAGATTTGAGGAATTCTTCAAATACTACCTTGATAACCGCAGTGTAAGGCTACGATGGAAGCGAGGTTGGTTCTTTCTTCTTTACTTTCGGCAACAGGAGTGCTCTACTATCGCCAGTGAGTATCGCGATAGCAGAGCAGTTTTCGTTATTCGATATTCCTGCCAGCGAGCCCAAGCGTGTTCGCACCAAGTGGCAGGAGTTGAAGGAGATGCGTGAACAGGCCGATGAGCACGGCGGGCTCGTGCCCCCCCTGGTTGCGGCATGTCTCCTCGATGTCTCAAAGCAGAGGGTCAACGACATGATCAATTCTGGCATCCTGCATCGTTACGAGTGGTTCGGGAAGCCGTTCATCTCGGTGAAAGAGGTTGCTGCTTACGTGAACAGTGAGCGTAGAACGGGTCGCCCGGCTCGCAACCCGCCTTCAACGTTGAAGGAGACTCACCAGAGGGTTGCGAAGCTCCGAAAAGAAAAGCGTTGATACCAGTAAATATTTCGTGTTATACCCGTGCGCAATATGGCACGGGTTTTTTATTTG